ACTATAACAGGTATACCATTCCACACTTCTGGAAATTTGCCAAGTTCAGTTGCTGGATGAAATAAAGGCCCATGGCTTCCGTTATGCACACCTTCAACCATCATAACCACAGGAACGACTAGATGTTTTTCGCCTTCATGCTTCTTAACTGATATAGTGTATCCTGCATTGGTATTAATAAGTGAATAACTGTTGTTGCCTACTACACCATTGGCCTGTTTAATGGCTGACACTTCACATGTGTTTTGGTCTTTGCCTTCTTCCAGACAGCGTTCAAGTACTGAGTTAGCCACTTCCACCCATTGCCTTTTTTCTTTATCAGTTAATCCTTTATGAAATCTCTCTACATCGTCTACTGTCCAAGGCATTTTATTCACTCTCCTCTTCTATTTCAACTGGCACTATCGTACATCGGCAATTAGGATGGTACGGTATCATACCTTCTACTTCATCTAATTCAAATATCTTTCCTTGTAAAGGTGCACATTTATCACATACATTGTATCCAGCTGTAATCCATTCTGCCTTTACCTTTACATCTATTGCTCCCCAGTTACGATATTCTTGTACCTTAGCTAGATGATGTGCCCTTATTATTTCAGTTCGGGCCAACATTTCTGCTCGTCTCTTGGCTGGAATAAATCTGCCAAGTATGTCTGTCAGTCCTAAATCTCCACTAGGGCCAGTTATCGTTTTAGTTAACATTCTGGCTATTTCTCTTGGATTTCTGCCTTCAGCCATTCCTTGAGCTAATACTCTGCTTATTTGACTTGCCATAGTGTCTGTAATTCCCTTTAAGTCAGTATATGTTCTGGTATACACCAAACCCACTCTTTCTAAATAGAAAGGAGAATTAAAGATCACATCTATTTCTGGTAAATTGTCTGGTACAGGATATCCTGCTCGTTTTAATTCCTGTCTGGCCATATAGATGCCTTTCTGAAATGCACTTTGAATAAATTTATTTGTCCATGCTTGTTCTATTGCCTGTCCAAGCTGTGCATAAGGTATAACCTCAAGAATATCGTTGTCTATTTGCTCCTGTAACCAATTCAAGAATTCAGCTATTTTATCCTGACTTCTTGGAAAATCGAACGCTCTTTTAGGCGGAATTTCCTGATAAGTAGACAGAAGACCAAAGCAATCCTGTTCAACCACAGCCTTGTTTATCTTTGCACATAGTCTGTCGAACCTACCACGCATGTTTCTTGCAAACATGTTTCGTAATGTGGTAGTTCGTGTAGGATCATATCTAGTTATCAAGGTTCTTTTTTCAGCTTCACTCAGCGTTTGAAGGCTCATTTAACAAATCCTCTTCCTCTTCGGTTGCACTGCCTCTAATATCCTCATCAATTCCTTTTAACTGCATTTCCTTTATAAGGTCTATCTGATCTTTGCCTAAGCCCAAAAACTTCTCGTAGAATATATCTGGAGGTATAACATCCATTGCCCCAGGAACCATGAGATAGTCTTTAAGAGCAGAAGCTCTAATCTGTCCTATGTCAGCTAATTCCTTTTCGCTAGCTGCCCACAAATCAGTCCATTGAACTGTATAGTCTGTTTGTGGTTTGGCTAAAATACCAAATTCTATGCATTTATCTATGAAGGGCTTCAATATGACAGGCTCAGCATATTCTTCCCTACGTTCCTGTATCATAGATAGCCAAGTGTTCCTGTCTTCGGTAGAGGCTAGTTCTCCTCGTTCACTTCCTGTTAATATCCTTCGTGGAATTCCAGTTATGGCACTTATCATCTGTAACTGGACATCAACATGGTTTCTTGGATCGGATACCTGTTGGGCTAATGCATCAAGGCTTACTCCTCTGTTTATTAAGAATCTCCTTAAGCCATGTTCATATTCATCTAACTGCTTCTGTAATTCGTCTATATCCTCATCAGTCATGTTGTAGCCTTCGGATACAATACCTTGGAAACCAGGTCTGGCTCCACGCCAAAACATTTCAGCGGAACCACCTACAATCTTTTCAAGGTCTAACAGTCGATTAAACACGGCTTCAAGTCTAGGTAATCCATTTACTTCATCTTCTAGCAATTGTCCAGGTATATGGACAATTCTGCTATGATGAACATTTACAGTAATTGTGGAGGAATCTGATAATTCAAGTGTTAACTGATATATTTGAGGAAATCCGTATCTTTCGCTGTTTGGGTTGTTGTCCCATTCTTGAATCTTAGCACTTGCTTCGGATAATGGTTTAACGTACTTCAACTGCCTTTTACCGCTTCTTACTGGATTGGCCATATCGGTAACAGCCTTGACATCGTCCAAACCTAATAGCAAAACACCATAGTGGCCCAAACCAGCTAACCTGTCCACACGAGCAAATTTAGCTCTCAAGTTTAGCTGTTTATCAAGTTTGTCCCAGCCCTCTTCAAATGCTGTATACCTTTCCTCAGTTTCAATAACGCTTATCTTTCCTCTCCAAGTAGCACTAACTGGCCTGTCTATAATGGCCTTGGCAATATCCTGTCGTCTGTACTGCACATAATAATCATTAAAAGTTAAATTCTTAGGATAACCTAAAGCATTGTAAATATCCCGTTCTCCACCATAGGAAAAGCCAAGTCTAGCCAATAGATTGGCCCTGCCAACTATTGCACTTAACGTATTTATTCTTTCCTCTAATGCTTTAACTTTGCTGGTTCTTGGCATGTTTTCACCTACCTATCTTAATATAGGGCCAGCACGTCTTGTAGCTGTTAACTTACTAAAAGCTAAACTTGCTGCGTCCACCTGGTCTTTATATTTGCCTAACGGAAAATACCTGTGTTCCTCTATAAATGCATAATTCCATGGAGCCCTAATTAAAAACACATTACCGTTGTTAACCTGTACACTATACGGGTCTGCTCTGTAAACCTTATCACCAGTCGGTTTATCGGCATATACAGAGAACCCTGCTAAATTTCTTATAGTGGCTAAAGCACTGTCTTTACCACCACTACCAGGTTCCTGCTCAATGTATATTATCGTTCGTCTGCCGTCCATCTCTGCGGTGTCCTTAATTATCTGTTCCCTTTTATCGGTTGACCATTGACCTCTGACAACATCAAGAATAACAAACTTGTTGTTGATAGTTTTGGCCATCTTAACACCGACTGTGTATGCACCGCCAGAAGCTGTAGCTGCTTTATCCCATGCTCTAACGACCATCACTATCTTGTCTTCAACTGTATCCACTATGTTAAAGTTGTCCACCTTAAACAATCCACCGCCAGCAGGTATTGGGTCTTGTCCTATCTGGCTTGCATAGCCGTACTGTCCTAGGTCTATTTCAAGGTTGTTTAACGCATCCCAGTTCAACCTAACTGGATCAAGCAAATCATCTCTATAAAACTGGATAAGTTCTGGCGGATTGACTTTATGCCTATAATTCCTAATCTCTCCAGGAATGCATATGTTAAAGAATTTCTTATTTTCCTTGCTCATAATGTGTCCTGCTGGGTCATTCTCATGCAGTCTCTGAGCAATCATTATGGTAGCAGTTACGTTCTTGTCTATTTTACGAGTGGATAGTGTCTGGTCTATCCACCTGTTGGCCTTATTAAGTTCAATTTCTGATACGGCCCTATTAGGGTCTATTGGGTCATCCACTATCAGTATATGGGCATGAAACCCAGTCAAGGTACCGCCGACAGAAGTTGAATACCTGTTACCGCCGACAGTAGTAGTGCCGTCAGGATTGCGTATCTCAATTCTAAAGTTGGACTTGGTGTCCTTATCACGCTTAACGTTTATGTTAGGGAATAAGGTCTTGAACGTGTCTGATTTTACCAAGTCCCTGCTAAGTTCAGCCTGTTCAAGTGCCAGTGCTCCACTATAACTGCAAACTATAAACTTCATCCATGGCCAGTTAGTCCAGCACCAAACAGGAAACATTACGCTGACTATTGATGATTTACTGGAACCAGGCGGTAGGTTTATAATTAGGTCGCCCGCATTGGGTAGTGCGATACTCACCCTACGAGCAATGCGGGCCAAAATCTCTGCAATGTATTCCATGTGCCAGTTCCATTTCAATTCCTCAGAAGATAATTCATTCCACATAGTCTTAATGAAGTAGGCAAACTCACGCTTGCAGTACTCAGCTATAATTGCATCTTTATACACAGCAAGCAGTTCAGTCAACATTTCTTTGTTTGCTATTGCTTCTTTGCGTACAGCATTGACTAATCTGCTTGTGGAATGTACGTAATTCGGCATTACTAATCAGCACTGCCTTTATTTGCTTTTTCTATTATGCTAACCAGTTCACGTACTTCATCATTGCTAAGGCTGGTCAAGTCCAGTTTAGCAGAAGTGTTTACACTACCGCTGAGTTCATGGGCTTCCTTCAAACCTAAGTCCTTGGATATCATAATTGCATCCATTAAATTGGCTGCTGCATTTTCAAACTTCTGCTGGAATATGACCTGTTCAATCTTACCGATGACATCAGCAAACTCAGTCTTTTTGGCTTTCAAATAATACCACTTACTCATGGTTATTTTGAGGAAATTACACAATCCAGGAAGCGAAAACGCCCTTTTCTTGGGAACTGCTTTAAATACCACATCTCCCTTAAACTGGAATGGTCTGATATCATACAATGGATTATCCTGCGACCATTTAAAGTACTCGCATGCACAAGCCCACAGTTCCTCAGGGCTGTTAAAGGTAGGATTGGAAGCAGTGCGCTCCCACCACCTGTTATCTTCAGGAGAGACAAAATCAGGTGTATCAACAATGATTTGTGTTTTCTTTGGCATAGGCTTCCCTCCTTATTTCTTCTTTAGCAACCCTACGGTCATGTTTATTCTTCAATCTTTTGGATATCCTTTTACCTCTAGAACCATCATATTTCCAACTGGTAAATTTAGACTTCTCCATCATTTTCTACCTATATAGTAGAAAATTGTATACTCCAATGTATGATATTCTATTTTTGGGATTAGACCCTCAAAAACGGCCATTTTTTGGGATAGCGTTACACTGGCCCACTAGTCAGGTTTGATTTGTCTCCCACTTTTCATGTTTTATGGGTGGCCCTCTTAATTTTTGGGTAAAATTTTTATACAGTTTTGGTTTATGCATATTAAACCTAAATCCATAGATGAAAATGGGTAATGTTAGTAATGAATGGAGTAATATAGGTTTTAGTAAAGTAATATTGGTTTATAGTTAGGGTGTACTATTGAGTGATTTTATAGCTTTCTTTATTGAAATGTGATAATGATTTGTACTAATAAAAATGGGTGGCTGACTTAATTTTTGGGTGGTAATTTTGGAGAGGTACAGCCCCCCTCAACCCACTAGCAGTTGATCGCTGTGAATTGT